GTATACGACACGGCGTACTCAAAGAAAGAGACTGCTGACTTCTCTGTTATCAGTACATGGGGCGTGTTCTATCCTGATGCTGACTCTGGTGCAAACCTGATGCTGCTTAATGTGCGCAAAGGCCGTTGGGATTTCCCAGAGCTAAAGCGCATGGCAAAAGATGAATACATGTATTGGAAGCCTGATAATGTTTTGATTGAAGCCAAGGCTACCGGTACTCCGCTCCAGCAGGAACTTCGTAAGATGGGCATCCCTGTCACGATGTTCTCCCCGGGCGGCCGTAAGTCTGGTCAGGACAAAGTCAGCCGCGCCAATGCTGTTGCTCCGCTGTTAGAGTCCGGCATGATCTGGTACCCTGAAGGTAAGGAGTGGGCCGAGGACCTTGTAGAGGAATGCGCGGCTTTTCCTAATGGAAACAATGACGACCAAGTGGATACCGCGGTGATGGCTTGGACGAGATTCCGTGCGGGTAACTTTATTGCGTTGGAGTCTGACGATGATGAAGAGACAGAGCCAGACACAAGCCCTGTTGAGTATTATTGAAATGCCGCATAAAATGTCTTGAATATTTGATCAAGGACCTCGAGCCATGGCCCAACAGACGTTTGAAGAGTTAGTTGCTGCTGTTAAGCAAGCGGAGAGCCGCGGCAAGCGCTACAAAGATGACGGCAAAACTTTGACCACCAGTCCCAAAGGTGCCCTTGGTGAAATGCAGGTCATGCCCAAGACTATTCTTGACCCCGGCTTTGGTGTAGCTCCTGCTAAGGACAAATCTCCTGACGAGATTGCAAGGGTTGGCAAGGATTACTTGCAGGCCATGAAGCAAAAGTATGGTGATACAGAGAAGGCTTTGATTGCGTATAACTGGGGACCGGGGTCCACGGACAAATGGATTGCTTCTGGTGCAAATCCTGACAAGCTGCCGGCGGAGACAAAGACGTATGTTGCGCGAGTAAAGAATCTGCTTGGCGGAAATGTTTCACGTGAAACAATGGCCAAAACAGAACCTACTCCTGCTGAAGAGATCATGACAAGGGCGCTTCCTGCGGGGACCACGGCCCAAGCTATGCCAAAAGACGAAGTTAAACCAGCGGCAACAACTCTGGCAAAAATGGATGTCAAGTCCATGCCCGCCAGTTATCAGGCCGCTTTTGCTTTAGCGGCTTTGGCAGATGCGCAGGATGAAGAGGATGATAGGGTTTATAACGAGAACAAGGGCACGGAGACAGAAGCTTTCTTTGCCAACTATAAGCCTGTCAATCATTTGGCTTCTCTTGATTTAAGTGTTGCCCCGATTACCATGGCCGATGGTGGTGAAGTCACGGAAATGCAGGACACCGCCCGTAAGGGCGAGGCGTACCAAGCGCTTGAAAAGTATTTGCAATCGCGGGATTCAATGCCCAGTGTAGAAGTAGGCGGCTACATGCCCGGCGGAACCAATGGAATATATACTTCGGACAATTTAAATCTTGGCAGTGGCACGATAAAAATTAACAAAGACACGGCCAAAGCTCTTGTTCCTTCGGTATTGACGCATGAAATGACCCATGCTGCAGATCGTCAGATGAAGCAGCAAGCAATGGAACAGAGCATGTTTGGCAACGGCAATCAATTTACTGAGGCCTACGAAAAAATGGTGGGGCCAGAGGGGCGCAACCGCACTTTACTTTTGCGTAAGCGCTACCCAGAGTTTGAACTAGACAATCGTTATTACCGGTCTGAGCCAAAAGAAGTTGCAGCACATGGCATAGGCGCGTATTCTGGACCAAACATACAGGACCGCGCGCCGCGGCACGTGGATGCTACTGCTGCAACGGAGTTTCAAATCCTGATGGACCTTGCGCAGAGGAACGTGGACAAAGGACCAAAGGGTTTAGAAAAGATTCCAGCGTTCTTAAAGAAGTTGGGACGTTATGCAGACGGCGGTGAGGTAGAGCAGGAGCGTTTGACCCCGCAGCAAATAGAAAGAATCGCGGCCCAAGAAACAGCAGACAGGGAAGCGGCAAGCAATGCTGCGTTTATTGCACAGAAGTCTGGTATTGGTCGCAAGGAAGGCAACATATCTAAGGCCTTGAAGTCTGGCGAAGGTCAGGTGGAGTTCCTTAAAGGCATGACCAACGTGCCGCAGAATATTTTGGGTGCGCCGATGGATATTTCCAACATGGTAGCCAGCATATATGGCGGCAATGTTGAGAAGCCGTTCATGGGCAGTGAGTATCTGAAGGAAAAATCACGGGCCGCGGGCCTAGGGTTTACCCCATCTACTGATCCAACCTTAGCCGGCTTCTACGGTGCTGGTGATTTAGCCAGTAACCTTGTCAATCCTGCAGGCGTTACGCGTGCGGGTGTTCAGGCAGCGGGAAAAACGGGCGAAGCAGCCAAGATGTTGGCAAAGGATTTCCAGCAGTACAACCAGAACCTAGCCGTTCCCGGTGCGTCATACATCCGCCGCCCGGCTGGTGGGGTATTTCCAACGGCAAAGAACGTAGAAGAAGAATCAGTATCTGCCTTGGATGAAGCAATAAAGAGTTCGCTAGAGCAGCTAAAGTATGTTGAAGGCTCAGATGCAAACAAAGAAGCGGCCAAGCAGTTTGTTGATACTAAGTTGCGCGACTACTTTAAGACCAAAGCAAGCAGCGTATCTGATCCTGTTCGGGAAGCGTTGATTAGTGGCCGTATTAAGATTCCAAAAGATACGCCTTTGGAAGAGCAGTTCCCACAGTCGTTGATTAATGGTGCGCGCGCAGGCGATGTCACGGCGATGAAGGAAATAGAAAAACGCTTTGACAACATGGTGAATGTGGGCAGTTATCGGGCTCGAAAACCAAACGAGGATTACGATGTTATAAACGCGGCGCAAGAAGGTTTTAAGCAGACCATTTTGCAGCAGATGAAAGCTAATCCCAGCGTTATCCCTGATGAAATGCTGTTGCGTTTAGCAAAGAAAGACGTAAGCAAACTGTCTAATCAGGAACAAGCAACAGAAGTTGCGGCTATTCGTCAAAAGCTTGCAGACAATCCTGAGTTGTTTTCAACAGTTATTGAGCCAAAAATAGCTCGACTACTGGATGAGCGGTCATTGGAGTCAATATCGCCAGAAAGTCTTGCACGAAATCCTGAGTATTACATGGCGTTGTCAAATGCGCCAAAACGTCAAGAAGGTATTATGGCGCTTGGGGCGGATGTGCCTATTACCGATTTATCTAGCAGGCATGGTCTTCCAACAATGTTTGGAATGAGCTATTCAGACTTGATGCAACAAGCTGCATCCATGAATCCAAAAGATCTTGCACGCATGAGCGTTCCTGAGTTTTTTGCTAAGACTGTTCCAGCAATGGCAAAAGCTAAAGATTTTGAAGAGAAAGCCAGAAAAGTAGAAACTCTTGTTAAAGCAGGAAGCCCTGTTCCCAAAGAACTAGGCCAGTTTGGTACTAAGGAGTTCTTACCAGTAGACCAAAATGGTATGACATGGCGCGAGATTACTGACCCACAGGCCGCGCTTGTACAGTCTCATTTCTTGGACAATTCCATGAGAGGATACGCCAAGCCCGGTACATATGGCGCACTTAGCAAAGGCTCTACTGCGCTAAAAGATGGGGAAGTTCGCCTGTTTAGTTTGTACGACAAAGCGGGGAATGCGGTGACAAACGTGGAATTTGTGACGCCTAAGGTTGCAAGCAACCCTGATTACAAAAACAAAGCCAACACCATTACACAAATGTATGGAAACGGTACACGCACGGGCAACGTCGCGCCAGAAAATTACCCAAATCAGATGTTGGACTTGGTCAACGCTTTGCAGCCGAAGAATATTCCGCCATCTATCAAACAGTTGTTTAACGACAATGGTTTGATCGTTGCTCCTCCCCCTCCTGAACCACTAAATGCAGCGCGCACAATTCAGATGAATATGTTTCAACCACCCGCGCAACGTGCTGATGGGGGTATGATCGAGCGCCAGCCCAACGATAACCGTAGATATCTGTAAGGACACAGTATGCCAATTGAAAAGAACGTAACCATAGACGACTTGCCAGATGGTGATGTGTCCGTGGAAATGGACGATGAGCCTTCATCCAACATCGATATTGAATACGACATGGATACGGGTGCGGCGCTGGTAAACATTGGCGAAGAAGAAGACGATGTGCCATATGACAGCAACTTGGCCGAGGTCATTGAGCCTGATGTCTTGCAGCTTATCTCTTCTGACCTGATGTCGTTGTTTGATGCTGACAAGTCTTCACGCAAAGAGTGGGAAGAGCAGTACAGCAAAGGCATGAAAATGCTGGGCTTCACGTTTGAAGAGCGTACCAAACCATTCAAGGGCGCGTGCGGCGTGCAGCACCCACTTCTGACAGAGAGTATTGTTCAGTTCCAAGCCCAAGCGCTTAAGGAATTGATGCCCGCGGGCGGTCCTGTTCGCACACAAGTGCTGGGCAAAGAGACACGTGAGAAGTTGATGCAGGCGGACCGCGTCAAGGACTTCATGAACTACCAGATCACTACGGTGATGGAAGAGTACACCCCTGACTTTGATCAGTTGCTGTTCTATGTGGGTTTTGGCGGCTCGGCATTCAAGAAAGTTTATTACGACGAGGCCAAGGGCCGCATGGTGAGCGCTTTGGTGCTGCCAGATAATCTGTATATACCGTATACAGGCTCATCGGTGATGAGCGAATGTCAGCGGATCACGCACCGCGTTCCAATGTCCACCAACGATTACCGCAAAGCGGTGTTGCGTGGTCAGTACTTGGATACAGCGCAGATGACGACTGCTGCAGAGACAGGCCAGAGCATCATTAAGAAGGAAACAGACCGCACAACGGGCGTTGATCCCACTGGTGTGGAAGAAGAGATCTGTTTGCTGGAGTTCTTGGTTGATTTGGACATCCGCGGCTTTGAGCACAAGGATGAAGACGGCGAAGAGACAGGCATCAAGCTGCCATACATCGTTACGATTGACGAGATCTCTCAATCTGTGGTGGGTGTGCGCCGTAATTGGAAAGAGGGCGATCCTCTGTTTGCCCGCAAGCAGTACTACGTGCATTACTTGCTTGTGCAGGGCCCCGGAGCGTATGGCTTGGGCTTTTTGCACTTGGTTGGAGGTCTCACAAAGACAGCTACTTCTGCACTGCAGCAATTGGTGGACGCTGGAACGCTGGCTAACCTGCCTGCCGGCTTTAAAGCCAAGGGCGCGCGCATTGCAAACGACGATACACCTTTGTCACCGGGTGAATTCAGGGATATGGACGCAGGCGGTGCGGAGTTGTCTGCATCACTGTTGCCATTGCCGTACAAAGAGCCAAGCCAGACCTTGTTTGCACTGCTTGGTTTCTGCGTAGATGCTGGTCGCCGTTTGGCAAGCATCACCGACATGCAAGTTGGTGACAGCAACCAGAATGCTGCTGTTGGAACGACGATTGCGTTGCTTGAAAAAGGCAGTGCGGTCATGTCTGCAATCCACAAGCGTTTGCACTACAGCCAGCGCATGGAATTTCAGTTGTTGGCCAAAGGTTTTGCAGACTACTTGCCTCCTGATTACCCATACGACGTTCCCGGCGAAAGCCGCAGGATCAAGGCAAAAGACTTTGATGATCGCATCGATGTATTGCCTGTTTCTGACCCCAACATCTTCTCTGTTGCACAGCGTATTACGATGGCGCAGACACAGTTGCAATTGGCGCAAAGCGCACCGCAGATGCACAACATGTATGAGGCATATCGCCGCATGTATGAAGCCATTGGTGTGCGGGATATCGATACGATCCTGAATAGCCAACAAGTGGACAAGCCAAAGGATCCTGCAAGCGAGAATGCGCAGTCTTTGGACGGCTCACCTCTGAAAGCCTTTGCTGGTCAGCAGCATGATGCGCACATCATGACGCATTTGATGTTTGGTTTAAGCCCAATGCTGCAGGGCATGCCAAACGTTGCGGTTACTCTGCAGAAACACATCTTTGATCACATCCGTTTGAAGGCGGAAGAAGAGGTGGAAGCTGAGTTGTTCCAACAGTACGGCACAGATCCTGACCAGCTTATCTCATCTTTGCAGCGTGAGGCGATGGTCGCGATCAAGGTTGCACAGGGCTTCCAAGAGGTCAAGCAGTTGCAGCAGCAGTTGCAAGGACCCCCACAAGACGATCCTTTGGTCAAATTGAAGGAAAAAGAGATTGCGCAGAACGGTCAACGCGACCAAGCCAAGCTCCAGATGGACCAACAGCGCATTAGCCTTGATCAAATGAAGGAACAGAACGATGTTCAATTCGATTCAGCGCGTATTGCACTGCAACAACAGGCTGCAGCACAAAGAAGTTCACAAGATGTGATTAAAAATGCTCAACAAGGGGTAAAAAATGCAAGCCAAAGCAACAAAAAGTCCTAAAAAAGCGCCCAAGGAGATGTCCGGAGCGCCAAAACGTGTAAAAACACCACAAAATGACCCACATGTGACGTATGTTTACCGAAAAGATGCATTTAAGAAGGTAAAAATAGCGTAATAGTGTGCATAATGCACACGTAACCTTCGGACAGGGGTCTATCTGTCTGCTTCATTGGAGTTATCCATGCTTGAATTTGCAGAGAAAGTCATATTTGCCATTCGCCGGCTTGAGAACGAGACTAAAGACTTCGTTAGCAGCGGCAATGTCAAGTCGATGGAGCAGTACAAACATTTGATGGGCCGGTTAGAGGGTTATGCGTTTGTTCAGGAAGCCATACAGGATGTCTTGAACAGGAACTCTGATCAATAAAGGACCAAACAGATGGAAATGACTGCATTAGAGAAGCGATGGGCTGAGGAAGCGGTTGAAAAAGCCGCCGCTGAAGCTTCTGCTGCTGAAGCTGCCAAGATTGAAGCGGCAGAAGAAGAGCAACGCATCGAAAACATCAAAGACCACCTTCCACAGCCTACAGGCTGGCGGATTGTTGTGTTGCCTTACCGGGGCGCTAAGAAAACCAAGGGCGGCATTGAACTTGCCGAAGAAACCTTGGAACGACAGCAACTCACAACCACTTGTGCGTACGTTTTGGCCGTTGGCCCACTCGCTTACAAAGACACCGACAAGTTTCCGGACGGTCCTTGGTGCAAGGAAGGCGATTGGATCATTTTTGGTCGGTACGCTGGCGCACGTATGGGCATTGATGGCGGAGAGATCCGTATTCTCAATGATGACGAAATTCTGGCTCGAATTAGCGACCCAGATGACATTCTGCACATGTAAGGAAGCATATGACACAAGTACTGAATGACTCGCAACTCGAGTTTGACCTTGGGGAAGGTGAGAAAGCCACAGATGTGAGCTTTGACCGTCCTGAGGGCGACGAGAGTCCTGCGGCACCTGAACAAGAAACAAAAATCTTCCAAAGGGAAGAGCCTGAATCTGCCCCTAAGAATGAATTGGATGAGATTAGCGAAGGCGTGCAAAAGCGCATCTCTAAACTCACCGCACGCATGCGCGAGGCCGAGCGCCGTGAGCAGGCAGCCCTTGAGTACGCTAAGGGACTGCAGAACCAGACCCAATCACTCCAGCAAAAGCTTGTTCAGACAGATTACAGCCGTTTGAACGAAGCAAAGACACGTCTGGAGACACAGCAGGTTCAGTTACGCCAGATCATTGCCAAGGCTCGTGAAGAAAACGATCTCAGCACTGAACTGGAGGCGCAAGAGCGCCTGTCCGCCTTAGGTGGCGAGCAGCGTCAAGTGGCAGGTTGGCTGCAGACACAACATGAGGAAGTTGAGAAGCATCGCAACGCACCCGTGCAACAAGCACCAGTGCAGCAGCAGCCTCAACGTCCTGCGCCTAGCCCTCGCGCAGAGGAATGGGCAGAACAAAACTCGTGGTTTGGACAAGACCGCGTGATGACTTATGCTGCGTGGGGCATACACCAAACACTTGTTGAACAAGAAGGTGTTGACCCTAATTCAGATGAGTACTATACTGAACTCGACAAACGTGTTAAGAATACTTTTCCTGACAAGTTTAGAGACCAATCCAGACAACAGCGTTCCGCGCCTGCTGTTGCCCCTGCCTCCCGTAGTTCGGGAATAAATAGTGCGCGCCGTACTGTCCGGCTTTCGCCGAGTCAGGTTGCTATAGCAAAAAAACTGGGCGTTCCTCTTGAAGAGTATGCCAAGTATGTTAAGGAGTGAAACAATGACTAAAGTTACTAT